ATTCATGTCCTCAAACATACTGCTGATGGGAACTTTTTTGTTGTAGTAGATAGAGTAGGTTTGGATAACCTAACAAAAGAAAGGCAACTGATTAGATCTACAAGAGATCAATTAGTAAATGAAGAGGGAGAAAAGAAACCCCTCATGCCGTTATTGTTTGCTGGTGTATTGTTTGATGGAGCTGTAATTTCTTATGATACCAACCTTATTTCTGGAGGAGCAGGAGCCAGAGTATTTGGAATATCTAAAAGCGTATTCTATCGCCAGGACAAAGTTACAATCAGTCTTAGGATGATAAGCACTTCAACCGGGGAAATCTTGGCTGAGGTCTTATCTTCAAAGACTCTGTATTCCTATGGAATGTCTGATGATCTGTTCAAGTTCTATGAGTCTGGAACAGAAAATGTAGAGATTGAAGTAGGCAATGCAGAGAATGAACCAACAACAATAGCTTTACAAAAAGCCATTGAAGTTGCATTATTAGAAATCATATCCCTAGGATATGAAAGGAGTTATTGGAAACATGAATAAAAAAATTATTATGTTTTCATTATTAATTATAGGCATAACAAATTCAGCATTCGCTGATGATAATGAAATCTACATTGACCAATCTGGAGCATCAAGCTCAATAGATGTGGAACAGCTAGGATCTGGTAATTTACTTGGAGGCCTAAATTCTCAAGCAGGTAGCTTAAATCCGTTTGATTTGGATGGAGCAAGTATGACCTTAGATCTTAATTTCTTGGGAGACTCTAACAAGTTTCTTGGAGATATTTATGCAGATTCATCAACTGGATTTTTTGAATTTACTGGAGATAGTAATACTTTCACAATTCAAGTAGATCCAACTGATACATATTCTGCTGATAATAGTAATTGGAATGTTCAAGTTACCGGGAATACTAATACATTTACATTTAATCAAGGCACTAATGCTCTGGCTGAACAGCTAGATCTTGACTGGCTAGTAAATGGGTCCAGTAATACACTATCATTTGACATTGATATTGATGGGGCAACATCCTATTTAGATCTTGATGGAGATGATAATACTATTACTTATGATGGAGATGGCTATGCAGGTGGTTATTTCTATTTAGATTCAACGGGTAACAATGGAACATTCAATATACAACAACAGTCCACATTGGCTAAAGACTACCTTAAGATCATTCAAACCGGGAATAATGCTAATGTATGTATTATTCAGAGTGATTCAGGTGGATCAACTTCATGCTGATACTATTGGAGATGTTTCAGAGCTAAATGGCAAAGGACAAATAGTTAGGGATCAGCCCTATGATGCCAAGCTAGACTTTGCCATTCAGCAAGATGATACAGCACTTACCAGCAATGGTAGGATGGGTATCACTTTCCTTGATGAAAGCCAAGTCTGGCTAACAGAATACAGTAAGCTCAAGGTTACAAAATATGTATTCAATCCAGATCCTAACAAAGCAGAGCTTGGTCTAAAGTTCAGTCTAGGGACTGCTAGATTCTTATCTGGCAATGTCAACAAAATAAATAAAAACAATATCAAGATAGAGACTCCAACAAGTTTTGTTGGTATCAATGGAACGGATTTTACAATGACCATTGATGAGCTGGGTAGGACTTTGGTTATACTTTTGCCAGATGAGTTTGGTCTATCAAGTGGAGAGATAGAAGTTGTAACAGCCGGGGGAACTGTAATTCTGAACAAACCTTTTCAAGCAACAACTGTAGATGTGTTTGAGAATCCACCAAGCAAAGTTGTTACTTTAGATCTAACACTAGAGCTGATAGATAATTTGCTAATTGTAAGTCCACCAAAAGAAGAAGTGCTGGTAGATGAAACTCAGAACAATACAAAACAAACAGAGATCTTAACGGAAGCAGATCTGGATTTTGATTTCTTGGCTGAGGATTTTTTAGCTGAGGAAGATTTCTCTTTTGATGAGCTTTCAATAGATGCATTATCCACCAACTTTTTGGAAGATCTGTTAGACATATTAGATCAGTTAGCAGTTGAAGAAGAAGAAGATGCACTTGCTCAAGTTGGATCTATATCTTTGACCGGAACAAAATTTGGTCAAGATCCAGATACTCAGATAACTACATTTATTACAGACAATGTTTTGACTGTTCAAAGATCTGTTTCCGAATCTGCTAGATTAGATCTTAGAGTTGATGGTGCATATACAGTAATTTTTAATCAAGATGGGATCTCAAAAACAATAAAGGTAAATGGTGGCAACTCTACAATAATAACAATAACTCAATCTGATGGTTAAGAAGTTTACTCTCCCGGCTTTACTAATAACATTTTTAGGACTGTATCTTTGGAATCCATCTATGTTAGAAACAATCAAGCTAAGAACATTTGATGCATTTGTAGTAGAACAAGAACCATCTGGATATTTCACAATCTTAAATATATCTGAGGATGACATCAGATCCCGTGGTGGTTTTCCATTTCCAAGATCTGAATATGCCCAGATCCAATATGACATTATGACCAATGGTGCAATGGGTGTTGGCTGGACTATGAACTTTACTTATCCAGATAGATTCAAACAAGATGAGATCTTTGCAAACTTCATAAAGGATCTTCCAACAGTTGTTGCCACATTTGAAAACAATAATGGTAAACAGCCACCACTTACCGGGACTGTAATTCTTGGGCATCAAGGAGAAGTCCCAGGAGTGTTAGTAAAAGGATACATGGAAAATATACCAATCATCCAAGAGTCTGCATTAGAGGGACTGGTCTCAGCCCCGGTAGATGTGGATAACTTGTTGAGAAGAATGCCATTGTTATACAAATCTGAGGGTGGATATACTCCAGCTTTTGCAACTCAGATCTTAAAAAGATTAGCTGAGTCTGATACTTACATAGTCAAACAGAATGAATTTGGAATAGAAGAAATTACAGTTCAAGGGATCCCACCAATACCAACAGATAATCTTGGTAGAAAATGGATCTCTTTTGTAGATACTCCAACAACAACTTTGGATGAGCTAGATGTTGATGGCAAGTTTGTAATAATTGGAACATCAGCTCCCGGCATTCTTCCTCAAATTGCTACAAGCAAAGGTTTACTATTTCCTCAAGAAGTCCAAGCTGCTTTAGCTGAATCTTTGTTGATTCAGAACAGTCCAAGGATCCCAGACTTTGCCCCGGCTGTAGAGATCTTGATACTTTTATTGAGCATGAGCATCATTTGGATTGCCCTAAATAGGTTTATTTTAGGGGTATCATTGGTCATCTTTATTCTTTTAATTGCCTTAGAGAGCATTTCTGGAGCTCTAATTATAAGAAATGGCTACTTAATTGATGTAACTTTGTCTTTGATGGGTGGTTTGACTACTGGTGGAGTAGCCTTTTATTTGAACTACAGAGAGCAATATAAGTTAAGACAACTGATCAAGAAACAGTTTGAGCAATATTTAGATCCTAGAAATGTGAAGATCCTACAAAACAATCCAGATCTATTGAAACTTGGTGGAGAAGTAAGGACAAATACTTATCTGTTTACAGATCTTAGAGGATTTACATCTTTATCAGAGAGAACAGATCCAGAAACAGTAACCTATATTATGAATAAATGTCTTACTATGCAGACAAAAGTAATCATGGATTTTGGTGGATGCATCAGTTCTTATATTGGAGATGCTTGTTTTGGGATCTTTGGATCTCCATTAGATCTTCCAAACCATGAAGAACAAGCTTTCAAATCTGCATTAGAGATCCGGAGACAATTAGTATTGGTAAACCATGAGCTAAAAGAAGAGGGTTTGCCAGAGGTTGAGATAGGCATAGGTCTTGCTACGGGTCCAGCAGTAACAGGAAATCATGGATCTGATCAGAGGTTTTCATATACCAGTATTGGAGATTCAGTAAACTTAGCGGCCAGAATGGAGAGTGCTACAAAAGATGCTGGAGTTCATCTCCTGGTTGCCAAATCTACAGAACAAGGTTTATCATTTGATTTAGAACCTTTAGATCCAATAAAGGTAAAAGGAAAAGAAGAACCTATTGAGGTGTTTACATGGGATACAAAATAGCCGGGGGATTAGGATTGATATTGTTGATTACAATATCTGGATCTGCTTGGTATATTGATAGATTGCTAGATCAGATCTCAGTATTGAAAGGCAATCAACTGATCTTAGAAACTGAGATCCAAACTCAAAATGATCAAATAAAAAATCTAATAAGTAATGCTGAGAAAACACAAACCCAAATCAATGCTTTAGAAAAAGAAAAGAATGAGTCTGAAAGAGAAGTTAATGAACTTAGAAATACTTTTGCCCGGCATGACCTAGATAATCTTGCTCTTGCCAAACCAGGACTAATACAAACCAAAGTCAACAGAGCTACCAAAAGAGTGAAAGATGAGTTGGTAGCATTAACAAACCCAGATCAATTTGAAGAAGAAAATGAAGAAGATACTAGCAATTAGTTTTTTAATATTGTGCTCTGGATGTAGCATGATCCCAACATCAACTAAGCCTATTGAAGTGGTAAGAGTAGAGAAAGCTCCCCCTATTTTTCATCCACCCTTACCCCGTGAACTTGGTTTGGTTGATGTAGATTGGGAGATCCTAACTCCAGAAATTATGGAACAATATCTACAAGATCTTGAAGAGGGTAATGCACCAAAGCAGGCCTATTATGCCTTGACAACAAAAGAATATGAGAACCTTTCTATGAATATGGCTGAGTTTAAAAGGTATATAAAGAACATTATTGCCATTAATAAATACTATAGAGATTTAGACAAAGAGGATGAAGAGATTGATGATTGATGGTAAGCTTTACGGAGTTATCTAATAAGGGAGGATATTATGGGATTTATTGGAGACATAGTAGGGATAGTAACTTTGATAGTTACAGTTAGCAGTATTATTGCCGCTATAACCCCTACCCCAAAAGATGATGTATGGATTGGCAAGTTATATAAGCTTATTGATCTATGTGCATTAAACATTTTGAAAGCAAAAGATAAATAGATATTTATGGGGCAAAAGCCCCTTTTTTTTAACATGAGTAATCAACCAGAAACTTACATCTATAACATAGAGGTAACTAAAATTACAGATGGAGATACCATAAGGGGAACAATATCTCTTGGTTATGATCTATATCTTTATAACAGATCCATAAGGATCTTCAATCTGGATACTCCGGAGTCCCGGATCAATATAAAAAAATACCCAGAAAGAGCCAAGGAAAAAGAACTTGGGTTATTAGCAAAGCAGAAAGTAAAGGAATGGTTGGTTGGTAAAGTAACAATTAGATCTTATGGTCCAGACAAGTATGGAAGAATTTTAGCTGATGTCTATTGTGAGAAAGGTAATATTGCAGATCTTCTCATTGCTGAGGGATTGGCTGTTCCCTATGATGGTGGAACTAAGAAACACAAATGGAGCTGATATGAAAATTAGTGAAGAGGGTAAAGCACTTATCAAGTCTTTTGAGGGGTGCAAATTAGAAAGCTACCTTTGTTCTGCTGGAGTGCCCACCATAGCTTGGGGCAAAACCCAAGGTGTTGAGATGGGAATGACTTGCACCCAAGAACAAGCAGATCAATGGTTTGATGAAGAAATAGTTGAGTATGAGGACTATGTAAATGAGCTGGTAACAGCTCCTCTTGAGCAGTATCAATTTGATGCATTATGTTCATGGGTTTACAACTTGGGTCTAGCAAATCTCCAAGCCAGTAGTTTGCTCAGAGAATTGAATCAAGGGAACTATGATAGAGTTCCAGCAGAGATCAAGAAATGGTGTAAGGCTACAGTCAATGGAGAAAAAGTTGTTCTTCCCGGATTGGAAAGAAGAAGAACTGCTGAATCTATGCTGTTCCAAAACAACGGAGACTGGCATACTATTTAATATGGCATTAAGTAAAACTCAAAATAAAAGACTAGGTGCATTGCTATCAGTAATGTTCAATGATTCTATACCATCAGATCTATGCAATGATCTTGTAGTAGAGGGTTATCTAGCTGTAGATGGTAATGATTTTAAATTGACTGAGAAAGGCTTAGATGAAAAGAATAGACTTTGCACCTTGGCTGGTTTAAATATTAAGTATCAGTCTGAGGATAAAAAGGAGAAGAGCAACGGAACGGGATAGGTAGGTTTAGATAGGAAGTCCCGTTACTCTCCATTGATATTAAGTCTGTTCCTTTTTATATACAGACTTATATGTTTCTTTGATCATCTCTTTGAGCAATACTCCAGAGGTAGTGCCATAGTGAGATCTCAATTTAGTAAGCATCTTGCTAGTTTCTGGATCTATTCTAAATTGAACAGTCTTTGTATTAGCTTGTTTGATAGGGATATTTAGTTTCATTTTTTCTCCTTGGAAATCTATCCAGTTGGGAGTAGAACAATTCAGAGATCTCCTCTGAGGTGGGATAAGTATTGTCCTCTCCATAATATCTTCTATAAAGTTCTCTGGCTGTTTTTAGCATTCTCCCATATCTTTCCAGATTGTTCTCTACAGACTCATTTGGATCATAATAGAATTGAGGATCCAAAGGATCCTCATTAAATGTTTTATGATTGCTCATTGTTCATCAACCTCATAAAGTCTCTATTAAGATCTGCTAGATCATCTCTTTCTTTCTTGTCCCAATCAAGTCCAAGATCTTTAGAAAGTCCTCTATCAGATCTATCTGATACAAAAGATAAAGGTAGATCTGCTTTCATTTCTCTTTCTCTTTTCCTATTGCAAGATTCCAGAGCTGTATGCAGATGTTTAAATCTGCAAACCCATCTATACCCCTCAAAGTGTGGGCAATAAATATAAACATAATACATTAGTTTTTCCCCCTATAAGTTTCTCCATAAAGTTCAACA